GCGGTTAGCGCATGAACCGCCTGCGCTATCGCTATCTGCGCCGTGCCGTGCGCTGGTCGCTGGTAGTCGCCATCGGGGCCCTGTTCATCGGGTTCGCTGCCAAGAACGCCGATAGGTTCACCTGCGAGCCAGACCCACATACCGTTGAGTACGGCGACACGCTATGGGCGATAGCCGAAACCAAGTGCGACGGCAACATTCAGTCAGTCACCCAGAACCTTGTGGATACCTACGGTACGAACATTCAGTTAGGCGACACCATCTGGCTACCCACGAACCAAAACTGCCTGCTGGAAAATCGGGGCGGCGAAGTCTACGATGAGTGTGGATGACGAGCCGACTATTCCTAGATAACGACAGTCTTGCCCTTGACTTTGCCTACGACGCAAACCAAGTAGCCGAAGTCAAACAGATACCTGACTGTAAGTGGGACAAGGTTGCCCGCCTGTGGCGGTGCCCCGTTTCACGCGTTGGAGAAGCCAGAGAGTTCGCAACAAAGCACGGCTTTGACATTGACAACGAGGTTCTTGTATTCACCCTTCCGCCCAGACGAAGCGCACAAGACACGGGTGTGTACGAAAAGGGTGGCGACATCTACATCTCATTCCATTACGACCCTGTTCTAGTCAGGTCAGTCAAGCAAATCCCCTCAGTCACATGGGATAAAAAGACGGGCGCATGGCGCGCCCCGCTGACGGCAATCAACGAGAGCATCCAATGGGCTCAACGGTTTGACAAGCCAGTGTCACCCGATGTCCTTGTAAGGGCGAAAGAAATCAACACACAGTTGCTGGAACTCGCAGAAGCCAGCCGTGCCGTGGAAGCAGAAATCATCATCGGAGATACGGGACTCGAGAAGGCCCTGCTTCCGTACCAGAAGGCAGGTGTCGCCTACGCGAAGCGAGCCAAGCGGTGCTTTATCGCAGACGAGATGGGCTTGGGCAAGACCTTACAAGCGATTGCGACCCTAGAAGTTCTTGGCGAGTACCCAGCCGTAGTTATGTGCCCACCCAATCTTGTACTCAACTGGAAAGCCGAGTACGCGAAGTGGTTGCCAAACCGCAAAGTTGCGACAATCTTGGCAGGCAAGGGTCAAAAAGAGTTCCCGCAGCGGGACGCCTACGATGTGCTGGTAATCGGGTACTCAAACATTTCGTACTGGGAGACACACTTGACTGCCCATCGTGCGTATGTATTAGATGAAAGTCATTACTGTAAGACCCTCACGGCAAAGCGAACAAAGTCAGCACGAAAGATAGTTGGCTCATCACCTTCAGGCACGCCCGTGTTGTGTCTGACTGGAACGCCCGTGACCAATCGCCCCGCTGAGTACGTGGCGCAGTTGGACATCTTGGGCAAAATCAAGGACTTCGGTGGCACTTGGGGCTTTTATCGTCGCTATTGCGCTGCCTTCCAAGATAAGTGGGGTCAGTGGCACTTGGAGGGTTCGTCAAATCTAGAAGAACTGAACGACAAACTCAGGTCAGTCTGCTACATCAGGCGAACCAAAGACCAAGTCCTCACCGAACTGCCACCCGTATTCCATCAGGAACTCACACTCATCGGCGCGGGGCCCGCGATGGTTGAGTACGCAAAGGCGCAGAAGGACATTGTTGCTTTCTTGGTTGAGCGAGCCAAGAAACTCGCCATAGAACTCGGCACATCACCTCACTCAGCAGCCGTGCGCGCGCGTATACGCGCGGAAGCATCTCAAGACTTGGTGCGACTGTCGGTTCTCCGTCGCCTCGCAGCCAAAGCCAAGATGGAAAGCATCATTGAGTGGGTGCAGTCCCGTACGGACAGCGGAGCCAAAGTTGTAATCGCAGCACACCACAGAGACATAGTTGATGAACTCGCCAACCGTTTCGGTGGGCTAAAGATACAGGGCGGTATGTCCGTGGAAGAAGTTGAGGAAGCCAAGCGCAAGTTCCAAACCGACCCGAAATATCAAGTCATCACTCTTTCCATTCAGGCGGCCAAGACGGGGCACACGCTCACGGCGGCGCAAGACATCATCTTTGTAGAACTGCCATGGACACCAGCCGACTTAGACCAAACCTATTCACGGCTACACCGAATGGGGCAACAGGGCTCTGTCACGGCGACCTATGCGCTGTGTGCTGGCACGATTGACGAGGAAATCTACTCACTCATCGCTTCTAAGCGCAAGGTCGTGAACACCGCCGTTGATGGCGGCCCCGCCGTTGATGATGCCAGCATTGGGGCGCAGTTGGTTCTGTCGCTAATCGGTTCGGTAGAACAGCCGTAGGCTAGGGGAGCGGTTATTCCCCCCTAGCCAATCGGTTGGCACTCCCGACATAACCGCTGTATCGGGTGTGGCGCCCTCTTCGGGTTCGCTCCCTAACACTCTATCGGTTATTATGCGTTACGCAACAGGTTGTCGTTTTACATAATAACCGATAGAATGAAAGTATGAACAACGAACTCATCACCATCGCCGATAAGTTTCTGAGCGAATGGGCAATCATCGCCAGCGACATTCCGAGTGTCGTCAAATCATTCCGTCGCTATCTGAAATCCGAGACAGACTACACCCAACCCATCGACAGCGTGGCGGTTCACGAATGGTTTGCCCACCGCCTCAGCCCGCAATGGGCGGGCAATCACTAGCCCTTCATCAAATCGGGACTGCCAGCCCGCAAGCACCTTGTCGGCGTCATCGGGACTACGCCGAAGGCGAAGCCGTAATACCACGACGGGGGGGTGGGGGGGCTTGTCCCCTCTGCCCCCCCTGAGTGACGGCGTAGTCCGATGTAAGCCGACAGCGGTTGCGGGCGGGACTGCAACGCGGCCCTACGCGAAGTTGCTTTCCACCACCGTAACATATAGATATAGCGCGCTTTATGGGGGCCCCGTTTGCATATTTGATTAGTTTTGGGGCGGGACCCTGAGTCCTTGCACTTGTCCACAGCCTGTGGATAACTTGTCCACAGCCTGTGGATAACTTTGTGCCTGTGGATAACTTTGTGAAGAGTTGCGAAGATGCATAATAACCGATAGCGTAAAGGGTATGACAAACAAGACCACATACCGCCCAAAGGGAACGGTAGCGAGCGCACAGGTTGTGTTCTCACCTACCATTGAGTACGGCGTAAAGACAGAATGGGCGGTGGAACTCCACTTCCAAAGCCCGACAGGCGACATGAGCGACTTCATCAGTCGTGAAATCCCTTGCTTGGACAGGGCGCAAGCCGAATGGATAGCCAACTATTGGAACAACAAAGCCGAACCGTACAGCACGGAAGTCGTGCCGTTGGACTTGATGTAAGGCGGGACCCCAATGGACTTGACTATCCGCATCAGCGAATACGTTTCGTACACAATAATCGTGGCATCGCTACTCATGGTGGTTGCCTTGCGCTACAAGCGTAAAGGCGAGTAGCGACCCAGCCCGACCTCACCCAGCCGAGACCCTCCTTCCCCTTGTTCTACGGCTGGGTGGGGTTTCGGGGCCGTTGCAATGTGGCGTAATAACCGATAGGGTTAAGTCACTATGAACATCTATTGGAACGAAGAATACTGCGCCCCACAAACCAACTTTGAGACCTTTCAGAAGTCACGGCTCATCGTTGAGCAACTGACCAAAGACCCAGACCCTTCCATCGCTATCTGCGACCCAGCCGATGTAGGCGGTTCGCTAGCCACAGCACAGCGTCAAGTAGAGAAGTACACCAACACCGAATACCTGCAAGCAGTGATGACGGGTCAGCCCCGTGGCTTGGCGGAGACCAACGGGTTCTCGTGGGATGACGGCGTGTATCGCTCAGTCATCAACTCAACGGCAGGCATCTTGTGTGCCATTGACGACCTCATTGAGACCGACGAACTCACATCAGGCTCGCTTTCTAGTGGACTACACCATGCAAACGCAAGCAGGGGCATGGGCTTCTGCACCATCAACTCGCTTGCCATCGGGGCCCTGTACGCACGCGAGAAAGGCAAGAAAGTCGCAATCCTTGACCTTGACGCGCACTGCGGTGGTGGAACGAACAGCATGATTGCCAACACGACGATTGCCCACTTTGACCTCTCTATTAGCGGTCTTGACCATTATCAAAATACAGAAATGAACCCCTGGTCAATACTGAGGGTGACCCAAGCAGATAACGAACAGTACCTTCAGGAAGTTGACGACATGCTCAGCAAACTCGTTGCCTTCGGCCCCGAGATAGTTCTCTACAACGCTGGGGTTGACATTTCCCCCAGTATTGACATGTTCTACTGCGCCATGCGTGATGCTTTGGTCGCTAAGCGGTTGTGCAACGACAACAACATCAAAACGATGGTGGTCTGCGCTGGCGGTTATGGCGACTACGACCAAGTTGCTTGGCAACACACCCTGACCTTCACCGCTTTCTCCAAGCGGGACGCTGACGTGAATGCGTGACGCAAGTTGCGCTAGCGCATAATGACCGATAGTATGTAACACATGAGCGAAGTAACGAAAGAAGAAGCACAGTTGCAGGTACTGAAACACCTGAGCAAATCAATCCAACAGTGGGCTGGTGAAACAGACGAGGAAGCAGGCGACGAGTTTGCCCGTCTTGTCGTTGACGCACTAGCCTTGCAAGTAGTTGCCGTTGAGCCAGATGGCTACACGGCACGAATTAACATCACAACAATCAAGGAAGCGAGTACCAAGTAATGGCAACAGCAACACTCACGATTTCGGGGAACGTGACCAACGACCCTGAACTCACCTACACGCAGAGCGGGGCGCCACGCCTCGCATTCGGCGTTGCGGTGAACTACGGATACACCGACGCACAAGGCGAGAAGCAGGAAAAGACCTCGTACTTCAATGTCACCGCATGGCGTTTTCTCGCAGAGAACTCAGCACGCACCCTTGAAAAGGGCATCGGCGTCGTCGTAACAGGGCGCTTGGAACAGCGTTCGTATGAGGACAAAGATGGCATCAAGCGTTCAGTCGTGGATTTGATTGCCGACGAAATCGGTATCGCTACTCGCTCGTTGGAGAGTGTTGAGCGCCGTGTCAAGCAAGACAACGGTGGTCAGCAGCAAGCCCCTGCTCGCCAACAGTCGGCCCCGCGTACCCGCCCAGCAACCGCAAAAGTCGCAGCAGCCGCACCAGCAGGTGAAGAGCCGTTCTAATGAAGTTCATTCGCCTGCATCTGCGCTGGTGGCTCTACAACAAACTGTACGAATTCCACCTATGGGCGGAACGCAAGTCGTTGGACATGATTGTCAAGTTGGATAAAGATGACCCACACTTCGCAGACCGCAAATGGGCGAACGAACTGAACTCTCGCCGTGCCCTTCGTGGTGAACCCATGTCGGGTATGTGGATAAAGCCAGACAACAGCAAGAAGCGTTGGCATGATTACTACGAACGCCCAATAAGGAATACGTACGGAAAGCGCTAGCCAAGCAATGTGTGGGGTTTCGCTCACAACCACGCTCGGCGCGTCATAACCCGAACGGAGCGGGGCCCCACATAGCCAACACCCGATAATGCTCACCCGTGAGTGGCATCGGGTCAGGCTAGATAATCGTCTGGCTTTTCCTGCTTGTTGTTACGAAAGAACAACATGTGCGCGTTGTCAGGGTCTTGACGTGAAAGTTCACGGTATTCCTGCGCTTGTGTGATGAGTTCGCTGTACTTGCGCCGTGCGGTTGCGTGTCGCCACTCCTTCACAAGGTCCCGATAACGGCGTCGCACCTTCTTCTTGGTGAGGGGTGGGTACTGAGCCAAGTCATTTAGCAACAGGTGTTCTTGTTCGTGTGGGGTGATAAACCAGTCGCCATCGCTGTCTGATGCGTATGGGTTGAACGCTGGACTCACGATTTGGCTCGGTATTTCTTCGCAATCTCCCCAACTGTTTCGGTGTTGCGAACGAACTGTTTGCCCTTCTTGCCACCCTGTAACTTCTTTCTATTCGTAGCAGACCGCTGTGACGGAGTTAGACGCTTCCATACCGCATCTGGCAGGTAGCGCCGCATCTTGCCGTCCCGCCCTGCTTTCTTGCCGTCAGATGTACGCCAACGCTGCTTAGTCCACTTACGCAGCGAGCGTTGCTTGCGTGATGTGCGACCCGTGCGATAGCCACCACCTGCTTTCCTGTATGCCATTGCAACCATCTGCGCCTTGCGAGCCGACCATTGCCCTGGTCTACCACCCTTTGAGCCAGCCATAATACGACGCTTGATGCTCTCACGTAGTGCAGGCTTGGTGTAGTTACCGTCTTTGTACTCAAGCGGGGCGTTAATCAAGAAGTCCTTGACCGACAGAGCCACCCACTGCTGAGTGCGTTGACTATTTCTTTCGTTTCTTTGCACTTCTGCGCTCTCCCTTGAGTTCTCGCATGCGAGCAAGTTGCGCCTTTTTAGTGGTCAACCGCCACAACTGATACTCGTCACCCTCAATTTCCATCATGTCGTCTTTCTCCTCATCGGTAAGACCGCCGTAAATCAACTCGGAGATTGAAATGTCGTTTGGTTTGTCTTTGTTCATGGGAGATTGTCAAGTTCTTTCTTGTACTTTTCCTTGAGGGCTGGGTACTTGTCAGCCATTTCTCTAAGCGCCCGTACGATGTCATCTAGTTTACGCTTTGCCGTGCGCTTACGGTGTTCGTAACGGTCATTGGTCTTGGCCATTGCCTCAATGTCGTCGTCGGCATAGCCACGTGGCGGGGCGCCCGTGATGTCTAGGGCAAACCGCAATAGATGAGCAAATTCCTCTTGCTGCTTTTGGGTTGCTGGTCGCCCAATGATTTCGTACGCTTCCGCTTCTTCAAGTATGTCGACTAGGTCAATACCGTCCATGTCGTCTATTTCTCTTGGTTTTTTAGCCATGTCAACTCACTTCTTTTTCTTCTTCTTTGAATTGCCCGTCTTTAGAATGACAAACCCAGTTGGGTCATCGGCGGCAAACCTATTCGGTAGCAAAGGCTTGGAGTTTTTCTTTTTCATTGTTACACCTACATTTTAATCTAATACAACTTCAACCGTAACATAGCCGTCGTCAATTGACACGATTTTTAACTTTGTGCCCCTTGGAAGCAAAAATTCCGCTTCTTCAATCACTTGTGCATTACCTTCCCAATCGTAATTACCTCCTTCTTCACGGGGTGTCAGTGCTGTGGTTATTGTGCCGCGCGCGCCTGCGGGAACAAGTATTTTTAATATTGGCATCGCCCTCAAGCGAGACCTATCTTTACCACGGTACGAAGCCGAAAACATATCCCATTTCGCCCATCTGCTGTTTTGTGGTGGCTGGTCGTCACCGTAGTCGCGATATTGCATGGTGATTGCGGCAGGGCTCAATGACGTAGACATATATCCCTTTTCGCTGACGATTCCGCCAACACCAGCCTCGTCAATCATCTGCATTACTTTCCAATTTGTGATTCCCCTAAATACCGTGATTGATTCTTCAAGTGGAGGAGAATCCTTAATTATTGAGTCAATGTTCGCAATTTTCTTGCGCGCATCGGTGACTTCTTTCTCTATGAGTTTTTCTGGAGACTGTACAATGCCATATTGGTCGGGATACTTCAAAGCGAAATTTGTCAAGGACCCCTGGTATCGACTCATTATGCGTTCGTTCTCTTTAATTATTTCTTGGAGGCGGTCGTCAGCATACTTTTCTGGGCCAAGTCTCAAAAGTCTATTTATGTCGAAATATCCGCCCCTACCGTACCCACCAAACCCAATCAAAGAATTAAATTTCTTATACGTTTCTTTGTCATCATTAATCTCGTGCTTGCCTGCAACAAGTTTTATCCCCACGCCCCCTTGCATATATGCGGTGTAGTGTTCGAGAAGTTTTTTAAAACGGGCAACATAACGCGGGAATCGGCGAGGCGGATATTGGCCAGTATCAATACGCCATCCAATTTCAGAAAAAATGGTGGGGTCGGGCTGAAGGTCTTCGGCTATTTCAGCAGCCAATGGGTCAGGATATGTCGGCAATAAGTCAAGGTTCTCACCAGTCGGGTCTATCCGCTCAATGTCTTTGTATGGTGGTATGTGTCGTCGTTGTGGTGTGATTGCGGAACCAGATGACCTTAGCGTCGTCGTCACGTCCGCTGGGTCTGCGCCAGCCGCACCAGCATCTATTGCTTCAAGCATTTCGTCAACTCTGGCAACATATTCATGGAATTGCGAAGTCGAACCAGCGATTCTTCTTTCCCTAAATCCGATTCTAGACCAAAACGGATTACTACTATCTGTCGTTTCGAGGAAGACTTTTCTGACATTCCTGCCCCTGCCGTCTTCAAGCACTCTCTTGAAGAGATAACTTCCCATTCCAGGTGTGTTCTGGAAACTCACCAAATAGTCCACGAACATCATGCGCCCCGTGATTCTGTTGTCTGGGGGCAATGACTCTGGGTCATCACTGTAAGGCACGTTTGGTGTATTGAACGTAACGTCAACACCAAGGAAACCCCACATAGCCATTCCAGCAAGTGTCCCATCGGGATTCGTGATGACCACGTACTTGTTGTCGTATTGGTCTCGTCTTGGGTTGTTGCTGTTTGCCCGTAGGGCTCTAATCATCAAGCGTGCCAGTCTGTTCGCCTCGTACGCTCTGTTGAGTACTTCTTCCTGTTGTTCAAGTTCATATAACAGTTCCTCAACTTCGGTCAGTCTGAAGTATCCCTTCTCCGTAAGTTCGCCAGCGTCTGCTCGTGACTCAAGATTCAATTGCTCATCTTGCAGTCTCATCTTCTTATCTTCCAACATTTGAGATGCTCTGTCGAGTTTCCTATCCGAGTCATCCAATAGTCTCGTAATCTTCTCATACTCTTGTACGGTAAAATCTTTTTCGGACTTTTCTGTGATGTTAAGAGAGTCAAGACGGTCTTGCGTCATTTGCGCCCGTCTCCCTATGCTGACCAATTCCCATCGCTTGTCTGGCGTAATTGGTGTTTCTCCACGCGACGGCGGCGGCCCTACGGGGCCTGGGACGTTGTTGCTGCTTGAACGCAATTGACCCAGGTTCCTGTCTCCAACCATGCCCTGTTGTGCTGCCGTGGAAAGGAAATTTGACGTTTGCTCCCTGCGAGACGAGCGGTCGTCGTAATCCTCTTTGCGTAGGCGAATGAACTCAGCAAGCCCTTGTCGCAAGACATCAGGAAGGCGTGTTGATTTATCGCGTTTGCCAACTGCGCGCTTAAAGAGTTTTTCGGCAAGTTTCTCCAAGCCCTCGTCATCTTCTGGAATCGCTAGTTCTGGTTGCCCGTTCGGATGAAGTGGAGTGCTTGCAAAAGCCCACCCATGGAGTCTCAATACCTCTTCAATTTCATCAACAAGTTTCCTGAATATACGCTCACGTGTCGAATTGGAAAAGTTGGCGTCTGGTTGGTTGCTCATTAGGGCGTAAAGCGGGTCGTATGATGGCCCGCCCACTGCATCATTGGCCTTAACCAAATCTCTCACGCGCGCCCGCGCATTGGAGGAGGCTCCGCCAGAACGTAGCGTTTTTGGCTTTTGCGACGCAATATAAGCGCGATAATGCATCATCCTGTAGTTGTGGGCTGTCAATCGACTGACCCCTAGTATTTCCGCTGTTTCTTGGCCGCTGAATCCAAGTAACTTCATTTCATTTACAATCATGTACACGTCTTCGTCGAGTTGCGGTCCCTTTGACGATTTCTCGTCTGCTGGTATGCCCTTATAAACCAAGTCGAGAAGTGATACTAAGTTGTCAAAATCTTGGGTTGATTTGGTGGTTGTTTCTTGGTCCACTCTCGCATCTTGGTCGCCAATGCCAATCTCATCGATAAACTTTCGTGCTGCGTCGGCTACCGACATGCCATTGGCACGGTTGTTTTTGTAATTGAAATAGGCGTCCTGTCTCTGCTGTCGTGTTATTTTGCGACTGTAATCCATTTCGCTGCGCGCACCTTGGGGGTCGGCTCCAACAAAACGTTTTCCAGTTCTTGAGACTTTGGTTATCTTGCCCTCGTTTTTCAATCTTCTCAGCAGTTTGCTCGCCTCGGGAGCGCCAATTCCAAGTTCTCTGGCTATTTCGCCACTGGCGTATCCAGCCTCGACCAATCTGATTACCGCTTGTTCGCGCTCAAGGTTGCGCGGTCTGCCACGAGGACGACGGGCCCCGCTGGAGCGAAGGCTTGTTTGTGACGATGGCGTGCGTTGCCAGCCAAGGTCTTCCAAATCAATCGTCACGAATGGGTCCCATGGCAATGTCGAATTCCAGTATGGGCGTATGTATGGGTCTTCGTAGTACGTTTCGGGGTCAAAGTAGATTCCCAAAGCCTTCATGACATCATCGCTGAGTTCGCCTGACTCGCGCAATCTTTCCAAACTCGTGTATTCATCTGGTCTTATGTTGCGCATGTTAGCCACACCATCCCAGTCTCCTCGCAAAGAGGCAACGATTTCTGCTTTCACTATGTCATCAATGGTCGGGTCGTCGTTCACCTTTTGGATTGTGTCCTCAAGCATCCGTGTGAGTGTGCTTCGTCTCATTGCGGGAACCAGGCGTTGAGCGAAACCACTTACGAGTTCCGTGTTTTTTAGAACCGACTTCACATCTTGTGAAAGCGAGTCGTATAGTTCCCTTTGCTCTCTGGTCCAATTAGCGCCAAGGCCCTCAGTGAGTGTCATTCGGTCAAAGCCTTCCGCCTGAAGTTTTTGTATGTCAGCAAAGTTTCTCCACCACGCGGGGCCCATCAATGCGTACGGCCAGAAGTTGGACATGTATTCGCCATGACGAGTAAATCCCTGTCCAAGGATGAAGTGCCCGATTTCGTGTGTGCCAGACTCAAGCGTGCTATCGTCGGTTATTCTTGGCATGTTCGGGCTACCGAGTTGCATGGACAAGAATGCGTCCAGCGCGGACTCAAACATATTGGCTTCGCCAGATACGTCTGTTGCCGCCATATTTGAGAACTCACCCTTACTATGCGAGAACATGTCGGCCATCTGTCTAACTCTTGCTCGCAGTTGCTCGCTGTTGAGACCTTCTGATTCCTTGAGCATCTGCACGAATCTTTGACCAAGTCGTTCGAACAGGTCAATGTGACCCTCAAGGCGCTCTATTTCCCTACGGACCAAACTCTCCATATGTCTGCCCGCTGGAGTTGGAGCGAATTCCATTTGTTGTGCTTGTTCACGCGCTTTGGCAAGTCTCTGGCGAAGCGCCGCAAGGCTTCCTTTACGAGAATCACCCCTGAACTCTGCTTGCAAGTTATCGCGTGTCCCCACAATGTCATGGTCGAGAACCCCAACAGCCTCCAGCATTGCGCCCATGATTGCGTCGTTGGTATTGCCGAAAAGCAAGTCATTGTAATGTGGGTTTTCTCTTCCAAGGCCCTCGATTATTTGTCGTGGGCTCAACGGACTACCGTCATATACTGATACTGACTTCTTGACGGTCATAATCACATTGCGCCTAGCATCTGTGTACGTCCAGGAATCACCAACATATTGGCCGAGACCCGCATCAAGAAACATCTTGTACGCACTTGTTCCGCCTATGAACCCAGCGCCAACGCGCGTGAAAGTCCCATCTTCGCGGCGGTGTTCGTAAGAGCCAAACATCTTGTTCAGGCGATTGAGTTCGCGCGCCCATACGGCGTTTATCGCCATGAGTCGGTCGTACGTTGGAGAACCCATAGTGCGTATAAGGGCTATGTCTGCTTCGTCGCCAAGAACATCGGCAAGTTCGCTATGGATTGGCCCGTTCACTTTCTTGACACGATGCCCCTCAATCGCTATGACTCCCCAACCAGACTGCGAAGCCAACTTGGCTGCTTCCGTGACGATTGCTTTAAGTACGGTCTTGTCTTCGTCTGTAAATGGGGTATCACTGATTGGCTGGTACGTGCCATAGTCGGTCTCTATGGTTTCGGTTTCATTATCAATACGACGCATCAGCATCTCTAACGGTTGTGCGGTCTGTCGGTTAAACAGTTCCAACAACACCTTGCCGTACTTGCCATCTGGGCGCATGTCCTCTTCTTTTACGCCATATGCGCCGAGTCGCTCAATAAGTCTGTTGCGGAATCTGTCAGGCTTTGGCGTGCCGATTACCGATGGTGCTGCGCCCCGCGTTGGTGACCCAGATGACCGCAAGTTCACTCCGTTAATCATTGGGTATGGCGCTCCGCGTGCGCCCATTGAGCGCAAACTCATGATGTATTCGTCATCTGCAAGGTCTGGTCTGTGTGGTGTGAGTAGACGTTTGGCTGAGTTGATGGCGGCTTCTCTTTCGCCCTCGTATGGCGTTCTGCGAGCAAGGCGCGCCGATGCGATAATCTTTTTCCATATCCTCTCTGGTACGCCACGTGGCACGGACGAGGAGTCAGATGGGGTTGCGTCAATAAGCGCTTCTTCGTAGTCGGCGTTGTACTCTTCGCGAAGCAACTGGTCGTGGTCTCTAGACCATCGGCTACGTTCGCCTGCGGTTATTCCCTCAAATACGGGGTCCAACATATCCTCAAGTCGTCTGCGTGTTGACTTCTCTCTGAAGTCAGCACCAGGCATGACATCAAACCATCGGGCTGGTCTAGACCTCTTCCACGCATCAAATCGTTGGTCAAAGAAACCCCTGTAAATCCACTCAAGCCAATGGTTCGCCTCGTATGAACCGATGTCCTCGTCGTCCAACTCATGGTCTTCTAGGTCAACGCCGTCAACAAGTTCGTCTTCGTCTGTTGCGTCCCTTTGTATTTGCCACCTGATGTCAAAATGGTCATCGTCGTCAAGCAAGTCTTGGAGTATCTTGTGTCGCGCTTGTAGGTCGTCGGCTGACGGGGCCGCTGACGCCTGTGCGTCAAGGGCGGCAAGCACGTCCTGAAGTCTCTGTCTGTAGTCCTCTGGGACATCCAAGCCGACTTGTTCACCAAGGAACTTGCGAATGGCATAAGCAAGGCCCGCACGGTCTTGATGTGCGTCAAGCATTTCATTCAGTGTGTTGATGTCGCTTGCGATGGTATCCGATATGTCTTTTTGTTCCATTTCCAACAGAATTTTCTCTGCCATCACCGCATCGAACTCTTTGTCTATTTCGTTGTCAATCTCTGGCGTCAATTCGCCAGCGTTGTCAAGGTCAAGGTACCTATTGTCGAGTTCTGAGAGTTTCTCGTCTAGCGCTTCTATTCTTTCTGTCAACTTCGTATGTCTGTCAATGCGGGTTTGTATGTCAGCAGCGTACATTTCGGGTGTTACACCAGGAAGAGACCGACCTGCTTTTCGTCTGTTGTTGCGACCAGCAAACCACGCACGCTCCTGCTTCTTGGCAGTCTCAAACGCCGTATTGCCCCCAAGACGGAGAGCCCGTGGCGGTTCTATTCCATACTCTTGCCTGATAACTCGGCTGTATGCGTACGTACTCATCTGTGTGGCTGTGACACCAAGCGGGTCAGTCATGCGTAGCAGCGTCGGGGCTCCGTCGTCGTCGAGCAACATCGTTGTCGCTATACCACTACTGCGTAGCGAACGAGGATTGCGAGGGGTGACAGACATACCGCTAAAACGCCTGATGTCAGAAAGCGACACGGCTTCGTCAACCATTGTCAAGGAGCCTCTGTTGAGAACGTGGATTCTTGACCGAGCCAAGGCACTTTGGCTTTCGGACAAGAAGTCGTAGCCAAGAAGAATCGCTGCGGTTTGTCTTTTACGTGAGTCCGCGGTTGGGTCAGTAAGCGATGAGAAAAGACCGAACAACCAACTTGCCTGCTCTTTAACCGACTGCCTATCGCTGTCGCTGCCACGCTCGGAATATGTCAAGTGGTCGGCGAACATGCCGAATATTGAGTACATGTCGTCTTTCTTTTGATTAGATAGTCCGAACTCGTCAAGATAGTTCATCAAGGCTGCGCTATTGACCGTGTACACATCTCCGTGGCCGCGTATGAGTAGATATTCACCTCTCACCCGTACGTTCTTTAGGGCAGATATTGCGCTCCATGGTGAATCAAGGTCGTCCCTATCAGGCAACAAGCCCTTCATCACATCGTCAAGGTCACGTGCCAACAGGCCCAATCCTGCCCGTGTTACCCATCTGGCATTCTTGTCTGTGACACCGAGTAGGGCCACCTTGTTTCTTGCTGGGTCGACTGTTGGGTCGTCTGGGTCGGCAAACCTATCCGTGTACATGTCTGGAGTGGTTGTGAAAATCGGGTCAAGAAGGAATGAATCTTCCTCTTCGTCCCATTCCGTGCTTCTGTTGCCCGTGAGGAAGTTGCGTACCGTGAGTCGCGCGAATCGGTTCCGCATGCGAGAGTCTTGTGTTATGCCAACAAGAATTATGCCGTCCGTATCTTCGCTCTGATTAATCCATGGATTGGGGGTGTTTTGACCGTAGTTTGCTGCGCGCTTCAGACGGGCATCGGCATCGTACGGCTGAATCAGTAGTGGTAGTTCGTCGCCGCCAGTCGTCTCTCGCGTATGTAGTAGTTCTTGTGTCGGGTCCGTATCGCCCGTGATTGAGTTGCGTGAACTATTGAATATTCCGTTTAGTCTGCCAACCCGTTCGCCAATAGTCTGTAGCGCACGTCTGCTTAGTTCTTCTTCCGTCACTACTTCGGGGTCAACTATGTCTCTTTGTACGACATCACCTTCTTGTTGGGCGAGTGCCCGTAGCGTTTCCCTTTCTGTTTCTCTCTTTGGAAGCATCAAGTCAAGCGCGGCCCCGCGTCTACGCTCCTCTGCGATTGCGGCACGACGAGCGATGATGGAAGCGGTCGGGTCATCATCGCTAATGACGAACGACGGCAGGTAATCTGGGTCGTTATCAACACTGTCGAGTTCCATTGAGAATTCACCGCTGTAGATGTTCCTAAAGAGTTCTTTCCAAGCGTTCTTTTGCGATGGCTCCATGCTTTCCACGTCAAGCAGGTTGGCAAGAAGGGTTAGCGACGCTTTGCGCTCAACGCCTGGTTCGCGGTTCCTGTCCTGTATCGCTAGGGCAAGCCACAAGCCGATGCGTTCACGCATTCTCATGTCGCTTTCGCTTATGTCTGCGTCCGTCTTGTCGCCAAACCCAGTCATACCAAGGACGTTATCTCTCAGGCTTGACGACGAGAACTTCCTTCTGCGCCCGCCATTCTTGTCAAGGCGAGCCTGAATCAGCGCTTCGTCAAGGTCGCCCATTGACTCGTGCGCACGCTTGCGTGTCGCCCTGTCGTTGGAGAGTGCGCCAACGATGAACTCGGCTGCTCTAATCAATTTCGCAAAGTCCACGCCCTGTTCGTCAAAGTCAAGGCGGCGTGTACCTGAGTCTTTGGGGTGAAAGCCATGACGGGGCCACACGATGGGGCCGTCCATCGCCGCCGACAGGGTAACGCGAGTGCCAGGATTCTGCTTCCACCATTGGAATGCGTGTTGATTCAGGATTGTGGCTGCGCCACGGTCTGGAATCCCCGTCATGTACATGTTTTCGTGACGCACAACGAGTTCGCCGTTGGAGACGTATACGAGGCGCGTGAACGTACCCGCATCACCACTCGGCGGTTTCATCGACGGGTCATCGTAGAGTACCTTGCCGTAGTACTTAAATGCGGGTGAGTCTTCATCGCCAGGTCCAGTGTTCGTGCCTCTGAACGTAAAGATTGAGCCCTCCCACTCGTCAGTCTTTCGTGGGCGAACAATCAACTCTGTGGAGCCCGTGGAAATGCTTTGTCCGCCTTTGTCCATTAGGTACGCGCGTTCACCAACAGCAAGCATGTCGCGAATGCTTTGTAGCACTTCTCGTTCCTCGTTATCAAGCGTTACGTCGACGGTCGCGGCTACCCATTTGCGTCCAGGTCTAAACTCTCCTCGTCCTCTTATCCTGCGCCCCATGCCCTCGTAGTAAATCGGCATTTCGCCACGCTCTAGCAATGCGTCGAGTTGGTCGAGCGACAACTCGGATTTGTAGCCATGGAAGCCGCCTATGACTTCTAGTTTCTGACTGGTTTCGCCCTGTATGCGGTCGACCCATCGTACTTCTGGCGCGCCGAGTGGTCCTGTGCGTAGAACGCCGTCAACGCGACCAAAGATGTTTTGTAGTACTTCCAAGCGTCGCTTCGGGTCGTATGCGGCGAACCGCTGTATCGTTCGTGCGTCGTCAACCCATGGGCGAGCGCCGCCGTACTTCTTGGCGATGCCTTCACGCGCCTTGTCTAGACGCTTGCTCACCGACCTGTTGAGCGTGGCACGTATGCGACCGAGCGTCTTTGCGACCAGTTGCCTTGCTGACTCTGACCGTTGTGCCGTGTTTTCGGCGATGATGTCCAACTCGTCGTCAATGTCCGCCCCCACACCGCTTGCGCCAGTAGAACGCAAGCCGTACATGCGCTCGTTTACTGCCGCTGTGTCCGTGCGACGCGCGAGGTCGACTTCCATGCGCTGTTGTTCTTCACGCGTGTAGCGCGGGCGCGGAGAACCGAACTTACGCATCGCGCCTGGCTTGTCGGAGAACCTATCGACTGGACGCATGGCGTCGTGTCGTGGGTCGTATGTTTCTACGTGCTTGATGGTTGCCGTAACCTGCCCGTCCACCATGTCGATGGCGACAACTTCGAACACCCCTTGCGTAAGGTATTGGTCGTTATCGACATCTATCGCTTTCGCGCCGCGTTGTATGCGAATGACCGCGTCACCCGCGTCCACGCGTGGGCGCGCGCGAGTGAACGCCGTAATCGGCAACGGGATGCGTTCGCCAACGACCAAGCCCTCTACGAGCGAACGCGGGTCGACGCGAACAACGCGATACAACTCGTGCTTGTTCGGCTGCGTGCCCTGAACGGCTGAGTGTATGTGTGTGGCGTTCTTGAGCGCTGTCTCCACGCGCGCGCGTGAGGACGCTGGCAAATCGCGCACGCGACCGCTGACCAGTCCGCGGAGCATCGCTCGGTCGGTCTCTGACGTCGTGTCGTACGTCGGCACGTCGTCAACGAACATGCCGAACTGCGTTGCCGAGATGGCACGCACCATGTCGCCATCGTGCGGTTTGTTGCGGTTGACGAACGCACGCCCAGCGATGTATCCAAGCGTCGTTCGGCGCCGCATCGCCGCCGACTGCGCGTACGGGATACCAGTGTCGTAGAAACGATGGTCGCCAACGCTCAGTACGCGCGAACGTGCGCGGAAATCCGAAACGGTGACGGGCGCATCGAATGCGTACAAGCGTTCGTCGGTATCTATGCCGATGTTGCTCGCGCCAGACCGCAAACGGCTGCGTTCGTCTGGGTCAAAGCGCATACTGCGTGAGTCGACCGCGCTGACGCGTCCAGCGGAGCGTAGCCCTGCCCTGTGTCCGTCTGGCCCGCGCCGTTCGTCTGGCATGATGGCTCGCTCCGTGGAGGTCGCTGGCACGAGGTCTGGCGCGAAATCGGTGTCGTACGTTCCGTCTCGCTTCTTTCGTCTTCTTCTTATTCCGAGGATGCCGTGCTTTTCGGTGAGCGGTCCGTCTTTATCTCTGCGCATGAAAATCGTCGTGATTATGTCGAGCATTGCGTCGTTGACCATGAACGGTTTGTCGCGGAAAATCCGCATGAACACGCCAAGCACTGCTTCTGGTATGCGCTCTTGCCACTTGAGTTGACCGTATGCCGTGCGTACGTACCCTTCCGTCGAGGTGGGTGCCTTCTGCGCCGCCAAGGAGCGTCTCTGTCTTAGGTCATCGCGAGATGCGAGCGGATTTCGCTCCAGTCCGCGTTCGCTTAGGTCTGCGAGCAGTCCACCTTGTTGGAAACCATCTTTGTACAACCTGAACATGCCGAGTAGGAACGCATCTTCCATTTCTTTTCTGCTTGCGTATCCGTACTCTTCGTATTTGTCGAAGTCGATTACGGGTCTTTGTTGGGGTACCGCGCTACGGGGGTCGTTGGGGTCTCTGGCGTCGTACAGGTCGTCGCCGAGCAACTTTTTCCGCGTGTCATGCCAGAATTTCGCCCAACTTACGACGCGACCATCGGTTTTTGCCTGAGCGTACGTAAATTCTGGGTCGCTGCTGATGTGAAAGCCGTGTTCCCACAATGTTTTGTCCAACCACTCGCGCGCTTTCGTGCGAGCGTCACCTGGTTTGTCGCCTGCCGCGATGAATTCGGCTTCCTTTTCTGCCGCCCGTGCGGTCAAAATGCGAATGCCTTCCATTTGTAGGTGTTCGTGATAAAAGTGGACCCACTCATGTAGCGGTGTCGCCGCTGGTCCGATTTGCGTGACCGAATTGAGGTTTTGCGTGTCGATAATGTCTTCGGATACGCCGATGGGCGTCATGAGCGAGATGTCTATGGTTTCTGGGGCGATGGAGATTATTCCAGAGCCTTTGGTCGTAAACGCGCCGAGACCTTCGGATGCGTAGGAGCCGAAAAGGTTCGGTATGTCGCCACCTTGGTCTATCGAGCGTGACGCTTTCCCGATTTCCCCATCGGCGGCAAGGAGGTCGTATGAACCCTGTTTCCCCCTGAGTAGGCGACTAAAAAACGAGTTAGTTTGTCGCCCCTGCTGGTCTTCTGTGGCTGTCATGCGGGAGCCTTCCGCTACGTAGAATTTTCTGTTGCCCAGTCTTCGCAAACGCGAAAGGAGTTTGCGGCGACCAGCGGGCGTTCTATCCCTGACCTCTGCTGCGGTTATGTACGCATCGTCTGGGAGCCTGTGTGCTTCCGCCGTAAACAGCGGGTGGAGAACCGTGTACGCTGGCACTCCGTATTTTTGCCATGCTTCGAGCATCATCGGGTTTTCCCGTAGCGCGCGCTCCAACACCGCTCGCAATTTTTGTATGGTGTCTTTATCGTGCGTGACCACGGGCATACCTTGCGGTATCGGGTCTCGCTTTATTAGGCCCATGCTTTCTGTATGTACTCTTGCGTCTAGGCGAACGTCGAGTTTTCTTCTACCCGTAGCGGGGTCGAACATGGCCAATGTTGTTTCTGACTGCCCTGGGAAAAGGATTTGTGCCGCGTGATGGATACTGGGTGCTTGCGCGGCGAGTGCGATGCGAGCCTTCAGTTGCTCTGGGGTCAAAAGACTGCCTGCTTGCGCCTCGCGTGTCACGCCTGCGTCTGTGACGATTTTTCGGTTCGCTGACCATGCGAAATAGTCTTCCCAGACCATGCCGAGTAGTTCCTCGCCAGTCATGCCCTGCGTATTCCACGAACGAGTTGGTTTTAGTAGTAGTTCTGGTTTATCCATTCGTATCAGCACTACGGCGCCGTCACCGCCATTAGTTGGGAGGGCGTGTGCGGCTGCTGACCTATCCGAGAGTAGGTATGCCGCGAAAGCGTGTAACGGGTTCAGTGGTGGGGAAAGCACTATTGACTGGGGTAATTGTGGTTCGAAGTCGTTGTCTACGGCTTGTAGGTACATGAGTTGTTGTCTGGGTATCCTGTCGCGGATTACCTTGTAGATTTGTCGCTTCCATGGTGGGGTATTGGGATTTGCGATTATCTCGTCAAGGAATGTTTGTTGGCTAAGGTCTTCCAACCCTGGGAGTGTGGTGACTGTGCCGCTGAGTTGTGTGTCGATTACTGGCGTTCCCACGAGTGACGATAGAACCACGTGGTCACCAAGCAACTTCACCATGTTCTCTCTGAATAGGGCTTTGTTTCTGTGTGCGTGTTCCTCATAACTACCCGTACCGTATTTCGCGTCATACAGACTGCGAGCCTTATCGTGTTGGTTGAGGAGTGCGGTGTACATCGACCTAGCGTGGGCACGCTGTGTTTCTAACGCTTTCTCGTAATCAGCCTGCGATGCGTACTGACTAGGGTGACCTACTGTCTGTGTAGAGGCGTGTTCTATGACGCCTTCCATGGTGTCGGGTACTGCTAGTTCTGCTAGTTCCTCAGGCGTCATGTCGGCAGTAGAACCTGGCAGACGATGGTCTTTGTTTCTTAGTTCTGTGGCTCTATCTCTTAGTGTCGCTGAAACGCCCGTGGCGCCTGCGGCGATTATCTGTGGTGGTGTGGGTATGACGTCGATTTCATTTATGTCTACGTCTGTGTAGAGGTCAAGCACATCACGCTGTGGTGTGGCGTCACTAGGCGTAGGTGTAGAGGTTCGCGTCGAACGTGAGTAATCTCTTACATCACTAGGCGTAGGTGTGGCAGCGGCTACTGCGTCTTGCTCTACTTGTATTGCGCTAGGCGATGCTTGCGAGCGTAGTACTACGGGTCGCTCCCAAGGTGAGCCGTCTTGTATTAGACCATCACCATCACCATCAAATGCGTTAGGGTCAAACGCTTCTACTGCGTTGCGTATCTTGCCGCTACCTTTGGCGATACTTTGACCTAAAGCACGAAGGCGGCGACCTATGCGGTTGCCTACCTTTACATCAAGTTCATACTTTTCGCTGTAATCCATGCCCATCGGTTCTGTACCCGTCACCCGTCGCAACAGTTGCGCCTTACGATACATAGATTATCTCACACGACTATTGCCTAGCGGCATGCCAGCGATGCTTGTTAGCAAGTCGTGCGAACAAGGCGAGCAGGGGGCGAACACCTGTTCGGTCGAGGGCGAACACCTGTTCGGTTGGGGGCGAACACCTGTTCGCCTCGCGAGCGGGACTTTTTCGGCGGGTCGCCTGCGCCTGGGCGCACCTGTACCAAATTTTTGAATCCACCAACTTTTGGTTAGATTTATCAGATTGCAGGGGGAAGCGAAACGCCCCTTCGGTGATTGCTGATGATTTCATCAACTGATGTTCCTGAACTGACCTTGTTGAATCCTTTTTCTCTGTCATAAAAGACCCAAGAGATTTCATGGATGGACAATTCACTGACCACTTGGTACAAGGTTTCATACACGTTCAAGCCGCTGCAGGTGTAGATGTCGAATTGAATGTGTGCTGGTTGTGGTTCGTCCCAGATGTGCAAGGCAATATGGCTTGTCTCAATCATTACTACAGCCGTCAGTCCCTTGTTGCCAGGCTTATTGACGTAATGGACAAATGGGCCCGCGATTTTGTACATTCCGATATCTTCGACAAGTCTGGTTAGCCACTTCTTCATCTTCCGCTTGTTGGTAAGGGTTGACTTATTTACACAGTTGGCGTAACTCTTGGCGTTGATGAGTAGATGATTGTGCTGCGGCGCTTTTCTTAGTTCGCTCATATTTCCTTGTACTCCTGTTTTACCAGCCCCAAGAGTAGTTGCTCAGCCCACTCGCAGAATGTAGCAACCGACATTCCTGGGTCGCAGTCGAGTGTAAATAGATGGTGGTAAACGGCGCGGTTGTTGATGAAGTCCCCCCGAAAGATTTGCACCTTGCTGCTACCTGACCACTTGCACGTCCACAAATCTTTGCCGTTGCCCAATACGTCAAGTGCTACTTCGTGGCTGTCTACAAAATTCATATCAAACTCGCTTTCTGGTTAGATTTATCCAATTTCGGATTCTGTGTATTGCAGAAGGTCGGTCATCTTATTGGCCTTGTTCTTGTGAACGCGCCAAGAATTACCAAATCGTTCGCCTCGCTCGATGATGTCGTGGCCATTGGCCCAACACACCGCCCGATAGTTCACACCGACCCAGCCGTTCTCGGGATTGCGGCGGGTGCGGTGGCGTAGCCCGTCCATGAGCAGTACGTACGAAGCGTCTCGGTCATCCCACTCCGATATGCGCAGCATGCTGTTGCCAAATGAGTATCGAACTTCCCACCCACCGACATCCTTGACCATCTTGAATTTGTTGACATGTGGAACGAAATCCGTCATTCCGCACATCCGCGCGAAAGCAAGTTCTGCGCCCGCGCAGACCGCGTGCTGCCACATCTCCCACACTTCGCCCTCGTAATAGTTACGGTTGCGCTCTGGCTGAGCAAACATCGGCTTTTGTCGTTCATAACCAATACGCGCAACCAGCGCCTCTTCCTGCGGAGTAAGTGCGTATTCGAAAACGTTGGGTATCAGTATGGTCATAAAACTTAAACATGCCCCCATTTCTCGTTAGATTTATCTACAGGCTAGTACATCAGCGTAATCTTGAGTCGCATTTAAGGCAAAACTCTGCCCATGGATACCAGCGACGCTGGTCAATTGGGTGCTGGCAATCCAGCAATTCTATGGCTCGCTTATTGAGACATTCTCTGATGAACTGCGAAAGCGGAACACGTTCTTGTGCCGCCGCTCGCTTCCAGCGCTCCCGTTCTGGTTCGGTGGTGCGAATCAACACCTGCTTGTCGGCAGGACCGTCGTCTTCTTTATTGATTGTCGATACTGTCGGCTTCAGCGTCTCCGCCACTTTGTCTATCGCCGCTTTCAAGTTGTCTTGATTCTCCTGATTCACTGTCAACCACCTCTGCATCGATAATAGGCGGCTGCCCGAGCATCTGGGCGACAGTATCTTTTGGCAAGACGCCAGAAATCGCCATCAATTCCAACAACTTCTTAGCCTCACTTTCTGGGTCAAAGGCATTGATTTGCTTCGGCATGCCTTCTTGACCAGCCAGGGTCGCGCGAATCGGCGCCTGCTGGGTGCTTTGAGCGACATCGGCAGAGACGTTGATGTTGGTCTGCTCCATACCGAGCAACTTTGACCGTCTATCCATGATTGCCAATACTTGCTGCACCGCCTTCATATCTGGCTCGACAGACACCTCGGTGCCGTCATCGAGCGTCACTTTACGATGCTGCGTTAGCGGCCACAGTGCGGCCTGCATCGCGTCAAGACGCTCCAACTCCATGCGCAACACTTCTGGGTAAACAAGTGAACTTTCTTTGTTGAGTTTTTCCAGTTGTCGGGAAATAGCCAAAGAAACAACTTTTGATGACACGCCCATTCGCTTAGCAATTTCCGATATTGCCACACCTGCCTGGCGCATCTTGAAAATACGCGAATCCCTTTCGGCAAGAAATTCTTTTGTCATTGGGGTGTTGCTCATGTTGGCGCCTTAACCGAGGCTGGCCACTCGACCACCTCAAATGGGAATCGTTTCCCCCTCTTAATTCTAGTTGGCCACTGGCGCTCGTCACGTGCACCTCTGAAATGACGAACGTCGTAGTGGTGTGCCATGCCCGTTGTATCTGGCTGTAGGGCGACGCCGAATTCTGGCCAGCGAGACCACACCGCAGAACCGAATGGGCGCAATTCTCGCGTGGTCATAGATGTACCCAGCGGCGCATGGTGTTCCAGCCACATTGCGCACTGGTAAATGTCACGAATGGTGTCAAGATAACGAGCAACTTCTATTGCCACGGCTTCGCTGGTTCTGCCGCCTGGGTCAATAAATGATTTATACAAAGGCCCCATCACCAGCAGTGCGGGCTTAGTCTTTTCCAGCATTTCCTCCAGAACGGCCCTGTCTTCTGCGCGCAATAGGTCAAGACCTTGCGGCTTAATGAGCAAATGGGCCTGTGGTTTGGGGTTGCGAGATACAGATTTTGCGGCGGCGTAAATAGAGCGAGACGTTCGCCTGATAATTCGTTCTGGATTCTCCAGGTCAACAGAAAGTGTTGTCTGTGGCTTGATTGGTTGATACGTAAAGGGATGAATTCCAAAACCAACACATATTGCAACCTGTCTAGCCAGCATCGTTTTGCCGACGCCTTCGGCGGCAACCACAATGCAACGCTCGCTTCGTTCAATCAAACCAGGGATTACCCAATCGTATGAATCGTCATCTGATTCGCTTACAAATTCGGACCATTCAACAAGTCTTCCAGTATCAACTATTTTTGTGCTTGAGGTTCGAGAAATAATGAGTTGGGCGCGAGATAACTTCTGGCTCTCGGACATGTCGTCGCGTTCAAGCAGGTCGAAAATCTCGTTGATTGCCTTCCCCTCATGTGTTTGCGGAGCCACTTCTTGTGCGAGTGGCTCGTCTGAGATTTCGGACAACACAACTGCTTCAAGTTCATCAAACGTTCCACCAGAAGCGACGTGTTCACTTATGTCTTTGCCCTTGCCGCATTTCCATACCTGAACGTCACACCCAGCGTCAGTTAATTCTTCGTAGACACCTTTGGCGTGTTTGAGTCCTGCGTCGTCGTTGTCGGCGACGATTTCCACAACAGCACCAGCGAGGGCTTCTGTATGGATGGGCAACCACGTACCCGCCCCATTGGGCATAGTCGTTGCACAAATACCCATTTTGATGAGAGTGTCAGCATCTTTTTCTCCTTCGACTACCCATATTG